GTTCAGGTCGCTCCCCGACAGGACCACGGAGGCGAGGACGAGCGCGCGGTCGACTTCCGTCGGCGTGCTCGGGCCGGGAATGCCCGGGGCGATCGCCCTCGGGCTGTACTTGACGATCTTGAGGACCGGGGCGCTGCCGTCCCTCGGGCAGGTGACGCGCAGCCCGTAGCCCTGGTCGTAGCACTCCGGCTGCTCGGCGAGGCCGAGGTCGACCAGGAGCGGGTCCTTGGTCATGCGCGCGACGACCGTGAAGCTGGGGTCGGTCGTGGCGAGGGCCGTGAGCTGGTCGATGTCCACGAACCCGATGATCGAGTCGGCGTGGCTCCACACGGCGCGGACGGCCTGGTTGGAGCCGTCGAGCTCCTGCTCGGTGTAGAGGACCTGCGTCTTCTGCGCCGTGGTTCCACCGAGGGCCGGAGAGTCCCCGCTCTGCGCCTCGGCCGAGCTGACTGGCCAGACGCTCTCCTCGAAGAGCTGCGCGGCCCCACAGGCGACCGTGTACTGGTCGCCGACCTCGCCATCCGGGCGGTCGAACTTGTCGCTCCACTTGGAGATCACGGCGTCACCTCAGCTCACCTTACAGTCCTTGTGCCGGTCGCGGTTCTTCGGATCGTCCCAGTACGCCTTGTCCCCGGTCTCGGCGATCTTGCCGAAGTAGAGCTCAGACGGGATGGAGTGGGTCATCCGCGGCCCACGCCGGCGGCCGCGCTCCTTGACGAGGGCGCGCTTCTGCTCGATGTCGCGCTGGTAGGCCCGCTCGACCCGATCGGGGTCCTCGGTGCCGAGGTGACCCTGGAACTTGCGCAGGTGCTTCGGCACGTGGTTCGGGTCCCCGGAGACGACCACCCCGGGGAACTCGCCGCTCTCCAGGATCTCGGCGATCCCGTCCCGCTTGGGCGGAGAGTCGAAGCCGATGTACCGGACTGCGGGAGTCACCGACCGGCGACCTTGGGCGGGCATTTCCTTCAACCTCCACCCTTGCGGACCACCGGCTTCACCTGCGAGTACCCGCAAGCCGGACAGCGGTACTCCACCGCCTGCCCCAGGTGGGTCACCTGGAGCGGGCGGCGGCACTTTGGGCACGGCCTCAGGACGGTCACGGACAGCCGGCGACGCCGGTGCAGAGGTCCTGGATCAGACCGATGCAGTTCGGGCTCAGCACCTCGAGGGTGAGCTCGACCTCGACCATGCCCTTCGTCGAGGAGCCGATCTTCGCCAGCTCCACGGCCAGCACGGGGCGGAGGACGGCGATGCGGAGCTTGTTGATCTCCGCGAGCGCGATCTCGTCCGTGCGCTGGTAGCGGTGCAGCAGGATGCGCTGCGTGCCGAAGTCCGTCTGGATGTAGTCGATCGTGTTGACGACCGTCTTGTCCGAGACCGGAATGTTGTAGCGGATCTGGCTGCTCGGGTTCAGTGTGAGGTTGCTGATGGAACGCTTCTGCGCCGAGTTGGCCCAGATCGTGTCCACCATGGCGCCCTTGCGCCACATCTCCTCGAGCTGCGCGTTGAGCAGGCACTCGTCGATGCAGTTCGCCGGCGAGACGCCGGTCGCGCTGGTCACGGTGGCCAGCTCATCGGCGCTCAGGTCCAGCGTGGTCGCGCAGGTGGGGTCGACCGACAGCGCGTAGGCGCGGAAGCCGTCCATCTTGCGCGGCATCACGCCTCCGACGTTGCCGCCGACGGTCTGCGTCTGGCGGACCGAGTGGATCAGGGCGAACTCGACGAACCTCGAGAGTTCCTTGAGCGCCTTCTGCATCTGGTAGACGTACTCGTCCCGGATGCCCGCGGTGTTGATGTCCCGCTGGGTGTCGGAGACGTCGTACGTGCGCCGCAGGATGTGCGTCAGGTTGCACAGCCTCTTGCGCGGCACCAGGGCGTCGAAGGTGGCATCGGAACCCTCAGCGACGGCCTGCACGTCGGCGTTGCCGACGTCCGGGTCGCCGAACGGCTCGAGCGAGTCGATCAGCCACTCGTGAACGATGTTCGATGCCGGACCTTTCTCCAGCATCGAGAAGAACAGCGTGTCCATGGGGGACACGTTGGTGATGAGGTCGAGCAGGTCCTCGCGGTTACCCGTCCCGACGTTGAAGGAGTTGAGGACGTTGACGTCCCCAACGAACGAGCTCATGTGGTCTCCTCAGCTTTACGCTGGGCGGCCGCCTCGGCTCAGCCTTCGGGCCAGGGTCTCGCGCAGGTGTCGGTCCGCTTCCCGGCGCTGTGCCGGATCGTGGGAGCTGCTCAGCTCGCGCAGCCTGGAGACCTCCTCCTGGCGGCGCTCCTCCTCCGACTTCTCCTTGGGAGCTGCCGGCTGGTACCTGCCTCCACCGCTCGTCGCCCTCGGCGTCACCACTGCGGGTGCCCTCGGCGTCGCACGCTTCTCCTCGGCGATGGTCAGCTCGTTCGGCTCAGCAACGGCTCGGAATGCCTGCTCCAAGGTGCAGGCGGGATTCCGCGAGAGGAACTGGTCCATGAGGGGCAGATGCAGCGCCTGGTCGAAGGCCGGGTAGCGGTTGGCGATCTGCTCGACCTCCCGCTCCCGCTCCCTGCGCTGCAGCTCCTGCAGGGTCGGCGCGATCTTCTGGAAGATGCCGCGCTCGACCTCCGCCCCGATCTGGCGCGCGCTCGCCTCGGCGAGCACGCGGGCGCGCGTCTCCGGGTCCAAGGACTCGAGTTGCGCCTCCTGCAGGCGGCGGCGATCCTCGATGAGCGCCTGTCGTTCCGCCTCCAGAGCCGCAACCCGTTGTTCCATGTCCCTGCGCGCGGCGGCCTCCTCGGCCGCCTTCCTCTCCGCTTCCCGCCTCGCAGCGGTCAGCTCCGAGAACCTCTTGCTCAGCCTCGACGTGCCTTCCTCTCCAGGAGCGTCCTGCTGCGCGGCGTTGGTCGACGTGTCCGGACTGGCCGGCTCTTGCTCGTCCACGGGCCCTGGCTCGACCGGCTGGGGCTGGGCGGTAGCGCGTTGCGCCGCGGCCCGTGCCCTCTGCTGCTCGATCGCCATGGCGGCGTAGCTGCCCTCTGGGGGCTCCGTCTTCTGTCGACCTTGGGCGTCCACCGCGACCGGAGCCGACGGGGATAAACCCATGCGCTCACGCAGCGATCGGGCCGCTGCGTCCGACTTGTCCTCGAACTTGGTCATGTCGTTTCCCGGTGCGCGACTCCGGGCCTCCGCGCGGCGCGGCGCACGACTCCGCGGTACGTGCCGCGCGGAACTCTACCAAGACCGAGGCCGGCCGGGGAAGGATCAGCCGTCTCCCGACCGCTCAGCGGTTGACGTTGCCGCCCCAGCCGGTCCCCGGCTTCTTGTAGGCGTAGTTCGGGGCCCCGCCGTCCTTGTTGCAGGCGTGCGGGCTCCTCGAGCCGTTCTCCACGATCTCGTCGGCTGTCGCGTCCCCAGCGCTGCGGACGATCGAGGCCACGCGCTCCTTGCCCTCGTGGGGCTTGGCCCCACCCATGGATTCGTTGTTGCTCATCGCGCCGTCTCCTTGAGTTGTCGGAGCCGATCTTCCAGCTCCCCGATGCGTTCTTCAAGCACCCGGACGGTCTCCGCGCCCCGCTCCGACAGCGAGAGCACCTCCTCGATTGCTCGGACCCCGCCCTGCTCCACGGCCGCCTCTCGGTCCGAACTCGCCGCGACCATGCGCCGCAGGTAGTTCTGGCGGATCGCCGCGAGGCCGTCGAGGAACGTCCGGAAGACCTGGGACTCCGCCATCTGGACCAGGCTGTAGTGAACCTGGTGGGCCGCCTTGGCCTTCGAGAGCTCCCTCTCGACCGCCTCGATCTCGATGCGCTTCTGGCTCTCCCACGACGGTACGTGGACCCGCAGGGTTCCCGGCTTGGGGACGCTCACGAGGCGCCCTCGTTCGGCGCGGCCATGCCGGCCTCGCTCTTCGTCGCACCGTTCTCGTTCTTCGGCATCCCAGACTCAGGACCGGAAGTGCCGCGGAAGCCGGGCGACCCCGGCTGCTGGCCGGCGCCGGAGAACCCGGTCCCGCCCTCGCCGCCGCCGCCACCGGCCGAGGCTTCCTGGATCGCCCCCTGCTGCGCGGCCAGCATCAGGACCTGCTCCATCTCAATGTTCATGCGCTCGAGCTCGAGCGCGTGGTTCGCCTGGTGCGCGCGCGCCTGGTCGGCGATGTACGGCTCGCGCTCGGAGAGCTCGCGGAACGCATCGGTCTCGATCTCCTGGGCGTGCTGGATGTAGTGGCGCAGGTGGTTGTCCTCGTCGCGGACCGGCGGCACTTCCCCGTGGTACCACATCTCGTGCTCCTCGGTCGGCGTGAGCACACCCGCATCCTTGGGGTCGAGGCCGATGAAGTCTGCGGCGTCTCGGAAGCCGAATCCGTCGCGGAACACCTTCCCGAGCAGGCGCTTGATCTTGATGGTGTTCGGACCGGCGATCTGGTTGATCGCTGGCGCGCGGTCGATGAGGTTGATGAGCTGCTGGGTCTGCACGCGGTGCGTGGAGAGCTGCAGGCTCGCCATGGGCTGAAACAGGAACTTCCCGCCGAGCTGCTCGGGGCGAATGGTGTAGCGGTCCTGGTAGCTCAGCCCGAACCCGCCCAGCACGTTGATGACCCGCTGCCGCGACAGGAACTGCTGATTGTTCCAGGTCATCTGGTACAGCATCGGCCGCAGGACCTCGCGCTCGAGGTTCTGGATGGCGCCGAGCACGCGCATGTTGCCCTCGTTCACCTCGCCAGTGAACTCGGTGGCGGTGCCGGCGTCGCTCTGACCCATGAGGGGCCCGGTCACGCCGGTCGTCTCGCGGAGGTCGTTGCGCAGCAGCATCTCGGCCTTCACAGCCTCGTCCGACACCGCGGGCATGAAGAGCGGCTCGATCTCCGACACATCATCGCAGCGCAGTACGAGCCCAGGCTGCGCCGTGAGCTGCCCGTCCGGGACGTTTGCCCCGGGGCCGACCTTGAGCATGGGGTTTGCGGTGAGCTGCGCGGCCGCGAGGCTCAGGTTGCGCTTCATGTCGAGCTCCATCGACAACCGCGCGATGGGTTCGATCACGCCGATGCCGAAGAGCTCGTCCTTGAGGGCGATGTAGCGGGCGAGCTGGTAGGGCTTCCTCTGGTGCCAGAACGGCATCTCGCGCACCACCGCTACGGTCTGCCGCTGCTCCGGGTTGAGGATCACGATGTTGCAGAACACCGGCTTGCGGTCGCCGTGGATGTCCGCCCATCCCCACCAGTCGATCGCCACGTAGTGGTCGAGGTGCGGGGCGTTCGCGCGCTCCTGGTCGAAGATCCCGTACGAGTACGCCTTCCGCTGCTTCCACTCGTCCCCGAAGTCGGCAGCGTCGATCCCCGGCTGGTCGGAGAGCTCCTCCAGGTTGAGCCAGATCCCGGACTCGCCGTTGGCGATCACCTCGTAGCTGGGGACGAGGGACCGGTCCGCGCACCAGTCCGCGTCGTCGAGGCTGCTGACGTTCGGGGGCGCATAGAAGTCGAAGAGGCTCACCGACCGCGCGTAGTTGCCGTCATAGACGATCTCCTCGCGCTTCACCTCCGAAAGCCTCGTGACGCTCGTTCCCGGGCGCTCGGGGTCGGGCACCCTTGTGGCCCTCCGGTAGTGCTGCACCGCGGTGGTCTGCTTCCACCACAGCTTCTGCACGCACGTCCCGTAGATCAGGAAGTCGCGCAGCATCTCGCTGGCCATGGCGTCGTAGTCCATCTCCAGGAGCTGGGCCCGACACAGGGCCTGCTGCTGCTTCGCCGCAACGGCGTCGCGGTGCTCCTCGCCGTGGATCAGGAACCACGGGTCGGATCCGAACAGCGTCCGGTAGATCCTCGGGTGGAGGGTCTCGACGGCCTTGAACGGCTCCGGTGAGTGCACCGCAGCGCGCCCGTACTGGAACGTGGCCATCGTCTCGCCGCGATAGAGGCGGTAGAGCACGAGCCACTTGTTGCGCAGATACTCGAGCGAGCTGTTCGTCGACTCGATGCACTCGCGTACGACGTTGCGCGCGCGAGCTGCGATCTCCGTGTTGCCGGCGAGGTTCTGGGTGCCGAGGGACTCAGAGAAGAGCCTGTACTGCAGCCCGGCATCGCGGAGATCCTGCGGCGTCTCGAGTCTCGTGGCCCGCCCGTAGGCCGGCACCGAGTCTGGGCGTCGACGGACCTGACCGATCCCGGACCGGAAGGCCCCGTCCCCGGGAGACGGGGCCCGACCGGCCGGGTTGACGGTCCATCGACCGAGCTCGCTCACTTCTTCTTGCCCTTCTTCCGGTGCTTGCCGGTCACGGGGTTCCCGGGGTGCTTCGAGTTCCAGATCCGAGCGGCCTTGGACTTGGCGGCCTTCTCGGACATGCCCTCGGCGATGAACTTGTCGCGCATTCGCTCGTAGCCCTTCGGCATGGCTTCACTCCAACCAGGGATGGTGCGCCGCCGCTTCTGGGACTTGCCCCTGCGCATGTCTCGTACGCAGTTGATCCAGGTCGGCGACGCGGAAGACATCGTAGACCGGACCCTGCCACCCCGGGAAGAGTTGCGCCCTCCCGGGCCACTGCCGCTCGAACCAGCGCAGCCAGTCCAGCGGCCGCTCTGTCCGGTAGAAGCTGGGCTTGCCGGTCACCGGATTCAGCGGGCCGACCTCGTAGGGGAGCCCGGACGCCAGCGTGAATCCGAGGAGGAAGATCCGCTCCGCCCCCATGAGGTGCGCCCACTGCAGCGCGTAGCAGAGCGAGTTGCCCCCGGGGTGGAACGGCTGGTCCGCGCGCTCCGGCATGAAGGGGTCCTGCGCCGTGGCGAGCCACTCGCCGTCGATCAGTCGACCGCCGCGGGTGATGAGGATGGGGAACTTCACGAGGTGGTAGGAGGCCCTCTTCCCGAGCACTCGCACCAGAGTCCTCGCGTACGTCCGGTAGGCACCTCCGCCGAAGACACCCTGCGAGGCTAGGACAACCACGGGTGGCTCAAGTTGAGGGAGCCATCCTGCTTCGCTCTCGAAGACTGTTCGCTCGACGACGAGCCAGTAGGTCGGACGAAAGGAGCGTAGGCTCCAGTTCGTGCCGATGACTGGCTTACCCCGGAGGAGTCGAAGTCCTGGGTGGTCAGCCAGTCCTGCGGCTCCCCCAACGACGAAGACGTCTCCTCCTCGATGAACTTGCTCAAGCCAGCGCGGTGAAGGATCTCCGCCGCCCGGTGGGCATACGTGTGTCGTCTCCAGACCGTCGATGCGCATTCGTGTCCGACCTCCGCTGCGTCGTCGAGGTTCTCGACGTAGTGCATCACGAGCCGGAGGTACTCCTCCGGCGTGGCCGCGCGCGGCGCCGCCGGGAACATCCGCGCCAGCTCCGGCCTGCCATCGTCGCTCACCACGCACGTGCCGCACGCGGCCATCTCGAAGAAGCGCGGGTTCACGTGCGCTGCCGGGAGGTTGAGCTCGTTCCAGAACCCAGTCCCCCACCGCTCCGGCGGCGTCCTCGGTGGCGCGAACCCTGGCGCCGGGCGCTGCTGCTCCCAGTCCAGGCGCCTCCGCTTCCAGCACTCCTCGTTCATCCACGGGCTGCGGTGCACGTCCAGGCCCACGAGGCAGTTCGCGTAGAGCTCCGGGTGCCTCTCGATCGGAACCCACTTCTGGTCGCGCTTGCCGACCGTCTGCCAGTAGAGGACCTGCGTTCCAGCGACGTGCTGCTCCACCGGGCGGAGGAACTCGGGCCGAGGAGTCAGGGATGCATTCCCGAGGAACAGGGCCCTCGGCCCCGTGCGGAGCTCGTACTTCCGCCGCTCGAAGCGGGTGACGTCTGCGGCCGGCGGGAGGTACCAGACTCCCGACCGGTCGCTGCGCGCCGCCTTGTGCAGCGCGATGGTGCACGGGTCCATGGTGAACACGAGGTCGAACGCCGGCGAGTACCGCGCGGTCTCCCCGCATTCGTAAGGCTCGTCGCAGAGATAGACCGCGGTCAGCACGCCGTGCCGGCGCAGGTACGACGCGAACTCCGAGCGGCTCGCCGCCCTGCCGTGGTGGCACCAGACGAGGTCCGGCTGGAGCGCGATGACCTGCTGGGCGAGCATCTTGCCCACCTTGCCAGCCCCCGCGCTCGAGTAGATGCTCGGCCGCTGGAAGCTCGGGGTCCGCGCCAGGATGGATATGTCGACCACCGACACCGAACAGCCGATGGCCTGGAAGCCCTTCACCCACCCGTCGCGGTAGTTGTCCGAGTAGATCAGGTTCGACGCATCGGCCACGACCACGCGCGGCCGGCCGCCCTCTCGGACGACCCTCGGCGACTCGCTCACGCGGACTGGTGCGTGGACCCTTGGGTCTGGGCCTGGGCGGCGGAGGCTCGGCGGCCTGGGTCTCGGGGGACGGGGGGCGCGAAGTACCGCAGTCGGACGGATGGCTCGAACCATGTGCTGCAGCCGCGCTTCGCCAGCTCGGCGCGGAATCCCGGGTGGAAGTCGTCCGGACCGTATCCGAACCCGAGCTCGCGCGCTGCCCTGGCGCGGAAGAGCGTGAGCCCGCGGGAGACGACGGTGGGGGAGTTCGGGAGGATGCGGTATGGCGGCGCATTCCGAGCCGGAGTCCTCGGGTCCGTCACGACCAGGCCGGCCGTCGAGTCGCGCATCAGCGGCAGGGCGAGCTTCTCGAGCCAGCGGCGGTCGAGGATCTCCACGGACGGGTCCAGGATCGCCACGTACGACACCTCCGGGGCGATGCGATCGAGCGCGACCATGCACGCGACGGTGAACTCGGGCTTCCCGTTCGGCTCGAGCATCTCGACCGGCATCGATCTGACGGCCGCCCGGTAGGCGCCGACCATCTCGGTCACGTCTGCCGCGCGCGCGGCGTTGACGACGATCGCGCGGCAGGGCGTGACGGTGTTCTCCCACAAGCTCTCGAGCTGCTGGCGCAGCCGCTCAGCGCTGCCGCGGAACGGCAGGATTACGTCCACCTGCGGTACGGATGACTTCATTCTCTCTCTCCTTGGCTGCGCGCGCCTGGTCCTTTGCGCCGGCGTCCGCCACGTGCAGCGCGTTGCACTTGGCGGAGCAGAACACGATCGGGTCCTCGCCGCGGGCCACCATGGCCCTGGCCCTGGCGGCGGGGAACCGCAGCCTGCGCCGGCACGACTCGTTGGCGCAGCGCACCCACACGTGGTCGCTCAGCGAAGCCATGACACCTCCGCCTTCGGCTTCGGCCTCGCGTCCTGGAGCGGGGACCTCCCAGGAACGATGACCTTGCGCTGCGGGGCGCCGCGGGGCGCCGTCGGCAGCGGCCGCACCGGCGGCGGCACCTGGTCCTGCGTCTCGATGAGCTCCTGCGCCGTGCGGGCCGGGAAGTTGTACTCGAGCCGCGCCGGCATGGAGACCTTGGTCTCGGGATCGAACCCGTTGGCGAGCATCGGGTGCGAGCCCTGCATCCTCTGGATCGCCAGACCCGCCGCCATCTCCACCTGGTTCAGGACGGAGTCGATCATCGGCGTGTCGCCATACGCGCCCACGAGGATCTGCTCGGCCGCGAGGGCGATCTGTCGGGCTAGCCGCGACGTCCGAAGAGGTCGCCGCTCCCACGGTTGCCTTGCTGCCATAGGTCCTTGTTCACCTGCTGTTCCGACACGCGCCGGTAGAGGTCGCCGACCGGCGCCGTCTTGTTGAAGCGTCCGTCGACCATGGTAGGGGCGTGCGTCGGCGCGCGCACGGGCTGCCACGTGGGAGGGGGTCCCGGGAGGTAGAACTTGCCGGAGGTGTCCTTCTGGTCCAGGTCCGAGATCGCGTCCGGCACGTCGTCGTGCTGCGAGAACGGCCACTCCACGAGCTCGCGCGTCACCGCCTGCCACATGCGCGGCTGCCCCTGCACGAAGGACTGCGCGAAGTAGATGTTCCCCGCGCGGAAACGGGGTTCGATGCCCTCGATCCGCATGTTCTTCGTCACCTCGCTGCGCCCCATGATCGTCACGACGCGCGGTCGAGTGAAGGTCTCTCGGCGGACCTCCTCGAGCAGGCCGGAAATGAGCTCCTGGTGCGCGCCGACCTCGATCGTCACCGCCCGCACGTTGCGGTCGAGGTAGCGGTCCCACAGGGCGCACAGCATCCGCACGGAGTCGGACGGCTTGAGTCTTCCGACGTAGACTTCGCGCACGTAGGCGACTCGGTTGGGGTCCAGCGACACGACCCAGAAGCACGTGCGGTCGTTGAGCTGCAGCGACTTGAAGGCGAAGTCGGTGAGGATGTAGGTCCACGACCGCAGCGGGATCTCCTCGTCGCGCACGACGTGCAGGTACTCGGGGAGGAAAATCTGGTCGTCGGACGACGCCGGGCGGTTCTCGAAGAAGCACGCGAAGAGTCGCGGCGACAGTTCCGCCTTCATGTGCGCGACGTGCGTCTCGGTCAGCCGCTTTGGGAAGAACAGCTTGCCGCCCTCGTCCTTCCAAGCGTGCGAGCTGATCTCCCACCGCTTCCGGAGCTCCTCGTCCCGCTTGACCTTGGCGTAGTAGTCCGAGTGGTGGTGGTGCGTGCCCACCATGAAGAGCTGCGCGCCGGGGTCGAGCTGCGCGAACATCTCGCCGAGCCAGTTCTCGATCCCGAGGATCGAGTCCTGGGTCTTGGTGTTCTCCTGGCTGATCGGGTCGTCGATCGCGCCGAGGTCCCAGTGCGCGCCGGTCTGCACCTCGCCCACGCCGAAGCAGGCGAGCGTCGGGTCCTTCACGTCCTGGCGCTCGCGTAGCACGCTGGTAAACGTCCCGCCGGCCTCCGACCAGTGCGGCCCGCGGTGGTCGCCGAACAGCTCGATGAACTTCGGCGAGGAGACGATCCGCATGATCGCCTTCCCGAACTTCCGCGCCTGCCGGCTGGTCTCCGAGGCGACGAAGGCGCGGATGTTGGGGTTTGCGGCGATGCGGTACGCGACGTACCCGATCGTGAGCACCTGCGACTTGAAGGAGCCGCGCGGCCACAGGACCAGCTTCTTGAGGTGCGTCTTCTGGCCGGTCGCCGGGTCGACGATCGACTTCCAGTCGTGCAGCCACGTCAGGCCGGCGCCGTGCGGCCACTCCTCCGCGTCCGGCGCCGCCCCGAAGTCGCGGATGAAGTCGAGCAGGTTCACGGGGTCGAGGTAGAAGTCGCGCTCCCTGCGAATGCGCTCGCCCCGGAGGTCCTCCTCGCTGACGGCCATCAGGCGCCGCCCTTCCGGAGCACGAGCATGCGGTTGACCTGGTCGACGCGCTTGAACCTGCTCGGCCGCTCGATGAAGTCGTTCACCGCCTCGACCACTCCGTGCCCCTCGCCGGGAACGTAGTCGTCGACGAGCATCCACCCGCCCTCCTTGACGAGGGACCCAACGTTGCAGAGGTCCGTGAGGCAGCCCTCCTTCGAGTGGTCGCCGTCGACCAGCGCGACGTCGACAGCGAGCCTGAGCGCGGGAACGACCACGCGCGAGTTGCCGCGGATCTTGTCGACCCTCGCGTCGAACTGGCGGTCGCGCAGCATCTTGTCGAACTCCGCCTCGACGTTGTACGGGCGACCCCCGGGCAGCCAGCGCGTGACCGCGGGGTCATCGCTCAAGAACAGGTCGATGCACACGACGGTGCGTCCGGTGCCGTGCGCCGCCTGCAGCGCCGCGCACGCGCTGCGCCCCTTGTAGCTGCCGACCTCGAGGTAGACGCCGTCCTCCGGCATGTCGCTGACCAGGTCGAAGAGGTACTTGCCCTGCGGGACGGAGAAGAACCCGTCGACGCTCTCGAAGCTGTAGCGGTCGAAGTGCCGGCGATCCTTCTCCGCGAACCACCGCGGGTCGAGCCAGGAGGACGGGTTGTTGAGCAGCCTCGGCTTGTTCGCGAGGGAGAACGCCGGCTCCCACCGGAGCGGGGTCCCGTCGATCGGCGAGGTCTGGCTCCGGCGCGCGCGGCGGATCGCCGCGAGGTCGGTGACCTCCTTGCGGTTGTGCTCCTGGTGCGCGAACGAGCGCAGCTTCCGCTGGACCTGCTCGTCGGAGCCCATGTAGCTCATGTGCCAGCCGTGGAACTGCGCCGGGTAGCGCGGCAGATCCTGGCGCGCCAGGCGGAGCGTCTGGGTGCCGAGCGGCTGCTTCCTGATCCAACCCCATGGCGCGGCGGTCGACCACGCGATCCTCTGGTCCGGGTGGAGGAGGTTCAGGGCCCAGTACGAGAGCCGGTTCTGGAACGCCACGGGGCCGCCGAGCCCGCTGCTCAGCGACTTCACGACCTCGCGCGCGAGGACCTCGTCCGCATCTCCGACGATCACGACGTCGTCGTCCTGCAGGCCGGCTTTGGCGAGCGCGTCCGTGAGCCTGCGGCGCTGGAAGAACTCGCGGTCCCACGCAGAGAGGCCGGGCGTCGGGTTGTAGATGACGAGGTCGTGCGGCATGGCCGCCGCGGTCGAGTTGCCGGAGAAGCTCAGCGCGCGCGGCTCGCCGGCGTGGGTGTGCGTCGACTCGCAGACCACGAAGCGGTCGACGTACCCCAGCAGCTCCGCGCAGCGGACCTGCAGGGGCATCTCCTCGTCGAACCAAGTGAAGCAGTCGAACACCCTCACCATGTCAGGAACCCCTCGGCGAAGACAGCGAATGCCTCCTCTGGCGGCGCCGGCGCCGGCGGCGCTTGGACCGAACGAAGCGGTCCCGGCTGGTGCCCGGTCTCCGCCAGCTCACGCGCGCCCCTCCGGGCGGATGGCCACCGCCCAGAGCCACAGGAACAGGCCGGTGGCGACGGCCCACAGGAGACCGAAGGCCAGGTAGATCACGAGTGCCTCTTGTACACCGTGAGACCGTTCCAGGCGTCGAGGTGCATGAACCCGAGGAAGCCCAGCGAGGTGATGTCGACCTTCCCGAGGCCGTCTCCCCCGTCCTCGCCGATGTCCCTGTAGGTCTCGGTGTCGTGCAGGACGAGCCACTTCCGGACCTTGGCCGCGTGCTGCTTGAGCTCGGCCTCGAGCTGCTTTCTGGTGTGGTAGGAGTCGATGAACAGGAGGTCGATCCCGGGCGCGGACTCGATCGGTTCGCGGGAGTCCTGCTGCAGGAAGCGCAGGTCCTTGTTCTCGCGGTGCGCGAGCCACTCGAGCTGACTCACGTGCGGCTCGTTGCGCACGAGGTCGACGGTGATGAGCTCGGACTTCTGGTACATGCCCGCCGCCAGGGCCGCGGTGGAGACGCCGAAGCGCGTGCCGAGCTCGACGATGCACCCCCTGGCCACTTCCTTCGCCAGCCACTTGAGCACGGGCAGGTGCCCCTGAATGTCGCTGAACGTGTTGCAGTGCTTCTGGTAGAGCTCCTCGAAGCCATAGGCGGAGTGGGGCTTCACGACTTCGAATCCGGCGGCCCCAGGTCCTCGTAGCGCATCCTCCCGAGGGCGTTCTCCGGGTGCAGTTCGGCGTCGATGTCCGTCAGGAGGGTGCGCAGGTCGTCGGCCCCCAGCGGGTCCATCAGCGCCTCGCTGGCCCTCTGCAGCAGACTACGCAGCTCCTCGACCTCGGGAGGCTTCTCCGACTCGATGAGCATTCCTGGACGGAGGTCACCAGCCAGCCACTCCGAGCCGGCGCCGCAGCGGAGGCATTTCGCGCTCATTGTCCTGCCTCCCGCTTCGCCGCCATTCGCCGGCGGCCCTCGGCGAGCAGGGCGTCGGTGACGTTGTGAGCCACTTTGGCCACCTCTGCGTTGGTCACGTTGTGGTTGTTGAAGTGCCCTTCCACGACCCACGCGGGAACGAGGCGTCCGGCCAGCTCGCACCGAAGGCGCAGCTCGTCGGGGATGGGCTCCGTAGGATGGGCGCGCAGCCGCTCGACCTCGGCCTTGAGCGCGTCGCGCTC